AGATCACTTATATGATCTCCATAGATAAAATCAGTCGTCATACACTAAGCATTCTGGTTCATCAGGATGTTGATCACAGAATAGTTCTAAAGCGTTAGGGTCGTGATGATCTCCTGCTTCGATCTCTTCTTTGTGATGCTCTGCATACTCTTCTAAATCGTGAAGTTCCACCTTTGCGTGCCTACGTGCAGCAGGTGATGTCATAGGATTTTCAATAATGTCTTTGTCGTGTTGAATGTGGTCTTCTATACTTTTCATTGTTCGATACTGTCCTTTGCTAAGTTTAATTTTGTTGTGATCTCAGGTGCGGACCATTTGTGTTTCACACCTATCACAATATAGTTCCCAGAATAGGTTTCGTCAAGTTCCAAACGTTCAGACTGATCTTCAGATTGAGACTTGGGTATCCTAATGTTAACTATGTCACCTGCATCTATGGAAATATTTCCAGGGACTGTTATATCTAGTCGAATAGCGTTTAACAGTTGCCAACGTGATGCAGAATATGCTGAACTTGTAACAGTGTCAAAGTTCATATTTGACGATGAACCTTCTGGGTTATCTGAGTTTTGAGCATTCTTCATACCTGGAAGTGCTCTTATTTTTATACGAGTAGGTTTCTCTTCTGAGAAATATTCGTCGTTTGCTCTGTTAAAGGGGAAGTCACTATTAAGAGTTTGTGCTAAATCAAATACTTGTCTAGCACCAAGATTGACTGGAGGATTTATAGATCCCGCAGGTGATGTGTCCTCTGCCCCTGTTTCTGCTGTGCCACCATTAGTAGGTAAATTACCTTCAGTTAATGCGGGCAATAGTATTCCAATAACAACATTACTATATAATCCTTTACGCATCCTTTCTAGATGATTGGCACGATCTGGATAGTTCACTGTTTCTATATTATAAAAGTTATTTGCATTATCTGTGAGATTAGATTGCACGTAAGTAAATATTTTTGGTGCTTTTTGGGTTGGATTTTTTTCAGAACACAAGTAGTCCATTGTTGCAAAATTCATACCCTTACGTGTTTGCCAATACATATATCCAGGTCGTTTAGACTCGGAACCAACGATCTTATCTGCAAGATAAGAAATCACGTCATAAGGTCTCCAAGATGTAGATATAAAATTATAATTACCTGCTGACTTTTCCCACATATTATGTGTAGTCTCTTTTAAATAACCTTTCTCAACATCTTCAACGGTAGTAGATCCTGGTTGATCTTCAAATGATTTAAAAACACGATTAGTTTCATTCAATGCTGTGCTTGGTGATGTAGTGTAAATTATATAAGTCTGTGCACGTTCTGCCTTTGTAACACTACCAATTTTATATACTTTTTGTATAATTTCTAATTCCTCTTCACCTGACGAATCAGTTTTCATAGTAAGTTTAACATATTCATTACCCTGCAATTTTGATGATAAATCTATAGTATCGTAAATTGCTATCTCCATTCTCATTGTAGGAGAATCTATAGATGACATAATATTAAATGCAGAACACAATCCAGTAAGATCAAAGGCATTTTCACCATTGAAACTTAATTGAGACAAATCTTCCCTAGGAGAAAAGTCTTTTGGTTGTATAACAAGACCAAACTCCTGTATCGTATATCCTTTTGGTTGAGTTGATTCTGACATTAGAAGAAGTTACTCGGTGATGTATTACTTTCGGTCAAAAATCCAAACCTACTCTGAATATATGTATTGACCTCATCCTCTTTACTTGGGAGAACAATTTCTTGACCTGCTCCACCTTCTTTTGTCTGTACAGGTCTTTCTATTACATCTAAAACTATAGTTTCTATGTTTGAGTTCATTGCAGCAGACTCTAACATTGCTTCTCCTTCGTTAACAGTATCTGTTAATGTTGATAACATTGATCCTGTGTCACCTTTACTACCAATAATTAATGCTGCTTCTAATAGTCTTCTCATAGCAAGACCAGAATCTTTACGAGTATCTGGTGTGTCTATAGGAACTATCATCTCTGTTCCGTGACCTACAAATCCACCTATTGATCTACTTACCACAGGATTGAATCCTACAGGATAACCTGATTGTGGTCCACGTATAAGTCCACCTTTACTCATACCACCTTTCAAACTCTCAAGCACTGATAAGGTTTCTTTCCAACTTTTAGTGTCTTTAGTTACTGCATTCTCACTTGCAGGTATTTCATCAAAGAATCTTGATAGATTTGCAGCAAATTGATTTACATCTATTTGTTCACCCAAGAACTCTTGGAAACCCGCCATATTCTTCAATTCTTTAAAGATCAGATCTTGACCGCTAGGATTGAATTTAAAAGTCTCAGGGTCTTTACCCATATTCTTGACTGCTTGCAAAGCAGAACTCAATCTTATACCATAACGACCTAACTCTGCACTTTCACCATATTCTTTAACTAAGTCTGCTAGAGTTCTGTTAATCATAGAAGTATCAATACCCTCACCAAATTCACCATCTACTTTATCATATTTGAAACCTGGTTCAACAAAATCACCTAAGAAATTAGTACCTTTTAATGGATATGAGTTACTTCCTTCTTTATCAACACTAAAGTTTGTTCCTGATCCTGTAGATGAATTTGTTGTGGTTACTGTGTCGTCGTCTTCACCTCCACTACCTGTCACCCACATTAACACTTTTGTTAGACCGTTTAATAAACTAATTAAAGGTTGAAATGCAAATTTGCCCAAGAAACCTGCAATTTCCATTATCTTAGGCATATGTGGTTCTATGAAATCAAGAACTTTATTTGCTACTTCTGCATATTGTTCAAAAAATTTCTTTATTGCATCACCTACTGGTTTTAGAGTTTTATTGATCCACGCACCTACTTTTGAGAAAAATTTCTTTATTGGTTCAATAATATTTTTTACAATAGGACCAATATACTTACCTATGTGTTTTCCTAAGAATCCACCAAGAAGATTACCAATAGCACCACCAATTCCAGGTAATAACTGATTTCCTAAAGCACCAAGTGCCATAGCACCAGTTGTTGCACCAACTCCTCCACCGATTGCTGCTGATTGTCTATCCTCTTCTGGAATATCCTCATCATTCATTATATCATTATATGCTAGAAATCCTTGTCCTAAACCTAACGCTGCTTGACCAAGAACATTACCACCAAATACTTTTGCTAAATTAAGAACACCTTGACCAACAGTTTTAAGCATACCACTGAATGCTTTTAACATTGATGCAGGATTCTTTAAGAATGCCAATCCTGCTCCAACTAAACCTACCCCTGCTAATAACTTAACTGCACCTGCAAGTCTCGTCATAAAGGGTTTACCTTCACCAAATAATTGATTCCAAGATTTACCTATCCAACTAACTATCCCTGATACTACACTCCACAACCCTTTCACTATTATTCCCAGTCTATTCATTATCTTCGATAATTTTTTCTGGTTTTCGTCTTTACCTAACCAGTCTAAAGTGCTGTAAATTATCAAATTCTTAAATAATTTACCAAGATTTCCCAAAAATCCCGAACCACTTTTACCTAATAATGCACCAACAGCAAAACCTAGAGATCCTTTTAAAAATCCCTTTGCGTATTTCATAGCATTAGACTTATCTCTTGCAAGTTGGTTTTTTCGCTCTTGTTCTTGCAGTTGCTGTTGCTGTTGTAATCTAGTTGATAATATTGCAGTACCTATACTATTTACAGTTGCTCCTAGGGAATTAATTGCACTAATGGTCGTGGAGAATTTAGAACCCGTTACTGTCTTATTGCCAATAGTAACCGTCGCACCTTTGTCCTCTGGAGGTGTAATAAATTTATAGAATCGTATTGACTTTTGTTGTGCCATTAGTAAACTGTTGCCTCATTCTCTTCAAACTGAACGTTTGTCTCATCACCCACAGTTACAGTAGGTGTAACTACAGGTTGTATGACCACTGCACCTCCCTCTGTAGTATATGTTTTTTCATTGACCAAATCGTCTGAATTGGTTATATTCTCACCAGTATTTATTGTCTCTGGGTCAACATTATTCTTTACAATTTCATTTTCTTGTTTTGCAGGGAATATATCTGGATATAACTCTGCAATATCTAATTGATTTTTATTATATCCACGTTCAACCTTATGGTTTGTAAATGCTTGTAATAAAAGGTATGTAGATTTTGATGTTAAATTTTTAGGACCACTTTTAGTTCTGGAACTACTTTTATATTTTCTAGCATCCATCAATTCACCTATTTTATCACCAGGTTTTACTCTAGTGTGATAATTAATTGTAGGTACTATATTTCTATATCCAATATCCTCATTTCCATCATCACCTTCAATAATCATTCCTCCTCTTCTATGATCACTCGAAGATTTACCTTTCTGGTATCCCCATCGACGTACTTTTCCTGCTTTCATAGCAAAAACAGGTATTGGAAAAGTTTCTGGGTCATTTGGTCTTATTATTCTACCACCTTTTAATCCTAACTTATCTTTTTCAGTTCCTCTACTATAATCTAGAAATCCATTTGGTAAAGGAAAAACTGGAGGAAGTAAAGCAGTTACACTTTCATTTTTTTGTGCTTCTTGTTCTATTTTTTGTTCTAACAGTTTTTGTTCCTCTTTTCTTATTTCTTCCTTTTTCCTCTCAATTTGTTCACCAATAGTATATCTCCAATTCCACGCTTTATAGTCCTCACCCTTTTGTTCTGCTATTTTTTCTAATCTTTCTAATTTTTCATTTTTTAAATCTATACTTATCTCAGTGTTTTCTACTCTTCTGTTTATTTTATCTTCATCACTGCCTATGTTGAATAAATTTGCAACTCGGTTCATCTGCTGTTTACCCAATCTAACCAACTTTTTCAAATCATACAACGCTTCTTGAAACCAAGGTGAATTAATCATATCAACAATTTTTTCAATACCTGCATCTACTAGGGGTTTAAATATTTCTTTCATCTTGGCGAAAAGTGGTGCCAATCCATCTTTCCATAGGTCAGCAAACGCTTCTGACACTGGTTCAAAAAGTGCCTTGAATATCTTAAAGTACATACCAAATGATCTCTTAATAGGTTTGAACATTGGTGTAAAAGCATCACCTAAGAACGCACCTATCTTATCTCCTAGGAAAGAACCTAGCATTTGACCAACAATCGGACCAAATGGACCAAGTACAGGTGTAAGTAATGCACCCATAGCAATACCACCAATAGCAGCACCTGCACCACCACCGATAGCATTTTGTAAAGACTTACCTGACGACAATCTATTTGCAAACGAGAAAATACCCGCTAATGCCGACATTCCTCCACCTTTGAGGAATCTACCTGCACCTTTACCAAACCCTTTAAGGAATTTACTTCCTTTCTGTAAAAATCTACCACCCTTAACTTTGGCAAGACGTTTTAAACGAAGCATTCTTTTAGCACGCAATGCTTGTTTTAATTTTCTTTGTTTTATTATTCTTCTACCTTCTGCAAATCTCTTACCTGATCCTTGTTTACCAAATCTAAGAAAATCTACCATTTTCTTTAATTTTTTGAAATCACTTATCAATTTCCACGGTCTTAATATTCTACCTGCTACAAAAAATCCTGCCATTCCACCTATAAATTTCAATGCTCCCATTAAAAAACTGTCTTCAGAAAGTCCATCAAATATTAGACCTACACTCATATTTGTTACTTTATAGAGTGCTTTGAACCAACCACCAATGACTGCCAAACCTATTTGTAAATCATATCTTTTTCCAGGTTGCTCTAAGAAAGTTAATCCTACAAACCATCCCAATGCAGACTTTGCTAACCACTTTAGGGGTTTTAAAAGTGCTTCTAACCACCCCCATTTTTTAGACTCACTTCTAGTTTCTGACTTAACACCACTCTCTACATCTTCCTTCTTTATATTTTTATTGTATGCCTCTTCCTTTTTTCTATCTTCTTCTAGTTGTTTTGCTCTTTCTGCTTCTGCTTTAAGTAATGAATCCTGTTGTCTTGCTAAGTCATCAACTAACAACTGACCAATATCTGCCACAGCATATCCCAACCTATTGATACTAAAAGTCAAGGTCTTAACTGGATCTCCCGCAGGACCACTAGGTGTCGGAGCAAGAAATTTTTTAATCTTTAGTGTTGGTGATTTTGCCACTTACAGTGTTTGATGTTGTGAATTTGCCTGTTTCTGACGTGCTTCTTCCTCACGAAGATGTCGTATGAGCATATTTACATAGACATCCCTCTCCCAAGGCATCATAGATTCTAATTCAGTCAGACTATACTTATGATGTTGCATTAATGCAAAGTTCACTTCATATAGATTCATCAATGTATCGTGTGAGAGGGCTATGCGAAAAAACTTGCCATCCCCTCCAGAACCATCTCACTCTTCTTCTCAGTCTTTGGATTGAAAACTTCAATAGTATGAGATACTTTAGGCATTGATTCAAAAAAGTTTTGCACTTTCTGAAACTGCATATTGTTCATAGTTTCAAAGAAGTTTATGAGTTCTCCTTTCTTGTATGCTTTTGCGTTTTCTACCTCTTCACCGTTGGCAATTTGGTCTACACAATCTGCTGCAAGTTGGAAAATGTCATCAAGTTTAGGATCATCTGCTAGATTATTCTTTACAAATGTATCAATAGAAGGATACTTCATCACGAGTGTGACTTCATCAGTAATTTTTATTTTATTTGTATGTTCTTTTGGAACAACTACTTCTACTTCCTCAAGATTAACTTCTACTTCAACTTGAGTCTCGTTATCATCAGGAGCAATGACTTTAAATTCACTGACTTCACCTACTGACTTAGCACGAATACGTAAGAACAAATATTCAATATCAAATGTAGCAAGTGTTTCTATTTTTTTAACACTCGTACAATTTTTAATAATCTCTTTAACTGCCTTGATCATTTCCTTTTGATCTTGAGATTCCATTGCCATATAAAGCAATTTCTCTTCACGAACTAGGAATGGACGGTATGTTACCTTTTGACCAAACGGTAGGGTACATTCATACTCAGGGACCACGAGGGTCGGCAATGGCATTGGCATAGTTTTAAATTCAATTCAGTATATAGTTATTTAGCACCCTAACGACGGATTACATTCTGATCTATGTAATTACTTGCTCTCCAATCTCCCTGTGATCCTATCTTTGCTTCCATACGTAGTCTTTCAACTCTGAACTGAACATCTAACTTCATCAATCGTGTCTGTTTATTGTCAAATGACATCACACTTACATTAGTAGGGAAACAATTAAATGCAGTCCAACTTGCTGTAACTTTATTTAATCTTGTCTGTCCTATTATTCTCCCTGTAAATGAGTCTGTTGCTCTAAGTATGTCATTAGATCCACCTTCATACTTATCTATGTGTATGTCTGCTGTGTAATCATCATAAAACATTGTTCTATTCTCAGAGTCTCTACTTATAATTTGAATCCAACGATCAAAAACATACCTTGGCCACTGATTTACTGGAACTATGAACTGTATGTTCATCTCTTGTGGTTGTTGGAATGTAGCATACTTTCTTTCAATACCAAAGTTAGTTACACCTCCAGTCATCAATGCTCTTGATGGAATCTTTACTTCATCTGCAAGATAGTCTACAGCATCATTCCACTCATTTAATTCTACTGATCCACCTGGTCCTAAAGTATTAGCAGTATTTGCAAACACAAAACGAGGTGGTTGTATTGTGACCTCGAATAGATTACTCTTCGACGGTCCGTAATTACCTTTTGCTAGAAAATCTTGAAAACCTTTAAAATTTCTCATCTTTTTAGTGCTAACTGCGTTGGCATAGGTTTATCTCTTCCATTAATAGTTACATAAAATTGTTCTAAGGGCATCAAACCTATATCTGCCCAATCAGATTCTGGTATGTCTAATAAAGCACCACGCACTCTATTCCTCAAGTATTTATGCACGGTAAGAGCAAAAACATCACTTGATATAGAATTACCTGCTGCTAATGCTTCACCCATCGCTACACGTTCCTGTGGCATCACATAATGTAGGTTAGCACCCCAGAAATGTTCAGCATCTTCATTCATAATATAAACCAATGGAAACGCATCCCAATGAAACATTTTCTCTTTAAACTTTGGGTTTGGATAGTCAAAGAACACCATCCTACCTACCTGTGGTGAAACATAGGTATTGAGAGCAGTTCTTAACTTGTTTCTCCACCACTGTTTAGTTCTACCACCAGTTTGTTTTGCTTTTATGTCGGTGAAGGTGCTCATACTTGTAACTCTTTCTCGGTTAGTATCATAAATACCATTTGACGATCCTTACAATATTCTCTTGCTGCTTTCCACTTTGCATCATTAACAGCATATGTTCTTACCTCATTCAAATATTTCTTTGTACGTCGCTGTTGTTTCTTAGGTGTCTGTGTCTGCTTAAGAGGTTTGACCTCGATAATAAGTCTCGTCTTCCCCCCAGTTTTGGTCCTTGCTCTGACGTAAAAATCTGGAAAGTAGCGATGAACCCTACCATCAACAGGACTGATGTACGGGATAATAATCTCCTCACTACCCCATTCCTCCACGTTTATATTGCGGTCGCACCATACCATAAACTTTCTTTCCCATAAACTTCTATAAATAATATTAGTAGGATCCCCTTTGTATTTTCCAGGGTAACTTGGTTTGAATTTTCCTGAGTAACTTTTAGTCATAATCAAATGTCATTAGTATATCCGAGATCAGTTCCTGGGAGTTCTCTTTTGCAAAACAGAAGAGATAGTTTCGAGACCAGTTTCGTAGACTATTTAGTAATAAAACACCACTCGTCAACAGATGGTAATCCATATTCTTACATTGGTAACAGTGGTGGATATGGTAGTAACAGTGTGCTTGGTGGTGGTGGAGAAGCAGAAGGTAGTTTAAAAAATACAATTTATTTGTACCTACCACCAAAATTACAAGAACAATACTCTACAAATTATGAAAGAACAACCGTTGGTGCAGCAGGTGTTCAAGCATTAGATGCAGGAGCAACAGCAGCAGCAGGAGGAGACGTAGATATAGTAAGTGCTATTCAAACTACTGCAAAAGCAGCAAAACCTCAGTTTGTTATGGATAAAATTGCAGGTGCTTTAGGTACAATTAATAGTGCACTAGGAGCAAGTGGTTCTAACTTAGATGCTAATAGTGTTGGTGCTTTAGTTAAGAAGAAAATATTTAACCCATACCAAGAAACAACATTCCGTGGTACAAACTATCGTTCACATAACTTTTCTTTCCAATGTCAACCACGTAACAGACAAGAATCAGATGAGTTATATAAGATAATAAACGTTCTCCGTAGAGGAATGTTACCAGAAATGCAAGATGCAGATAAAGCAGAACAAACTGGAGTAACAGAAGGAGGTAATGAGACTGATACTACCCTTGCAGAAGAAGCATTTAGTGGGTCAGCAGCAGGTCGTTGGTTAGGAATACCAGACTACTTTAGACTTGACATCATTCGTATAGCAGGAACACCAAGTGATGATGGTAGTTTAGAACTGAGTGGTGGTTCTCCAAAAGGATTGAAAAGAATTATGCAGTTCCCTACTAAAGTAGTGTTAAAAAATATGAGTATAAATTTATCTCCTGATGGTCCATATAATTCATTGAAAGATGCTTTTGATAGTAATATGGATTACGGTCCTGCTTCTTTCACAATGTCTCTAGTTTTTGATGAGACTGCATTCCTTACTAGAAATTCACTAACAGTGTAATGGCATACTTTAAATACCTACCTAAAGTTTTTGTTAGAAATAAAACCAGAGTCAACGGTTCACAACCATATGAACTGTCTGTAAATATTTTTAGACGTATCAAAATCAGAGATGATTTACAAGGTTCATTACTTGGATTCACTCAGTATGAGATACAAGATGGAACAAGACCTGATCAGGTTGCCTATGAGATATATAAAGATGCAGGTCTAGACTGGGTAATTCTTCTAATTAATAATATTATTAATGTAAATGAAGATTGGCCAATGAATCGTGAAGATTTATACAACTATGTCCTAGACAAATACGGTTCTATCGAAGGAGTAAAGCACTATGAAACAAAGGAGTATAAGAGTCCTAGTCTTGATCTTGTCCTACTTCCTGGTGGGATTACTGTTTCGGAGTCTTACCAATACACGAAACCCGATGGCACCATCCTTCCAAAATCCGAATCTAGATCTTCAGTATCCTACTACTCCTATGAAGCAGCAATAAATGATACTAAGAGAAACATATATCTTTTACGTCCACAATATCTAAATGACTTCATTGCAGAGTTCAAGAAGTTAGCAAGGTATCTTCCTAACATTGAACTAGATTCTTCTAACAATAAGAAAACACAAGGATCTCTTGCTGAAGAATTTATCGGTCTACCCAAGTACAATCGTCCAAGACAGAGCACTGCATCAACAGGTTCTGCATCTGGTGGTGGTTCTTCTACTGCATTAATATCTTCTGGTGGTTCATCAGCAGCGTCGTCAACAACCACGACAACTACATCTACAGGTGTAACATTAAGTACAACAGATTCAAATGCCTCTTCCGCTACAACTTATAATAATACATCATCTACTGACACAAGTTCCTCGTCAAGCAGTTCATCGAGTTCGTCATCAAGTTCATCAAGTTCTTCATCCTCAAGTGGATCAAGTAGTTCTAGTTCTTCTAGTGGTTCTTCTAGTTCTAGCGGGTCTTCGGGATCAAGTGGGGGTGGATACTACGGAGGAGGGTACTAATCCAAACAGTAGTCCAACGCTTTTTTAGCAGTATCTTTTAATCTCGGTCTCTTCCACGAAGCATAAGGAATAGTCACTAAAAATCCCAGAAGATCCGCATCAGGGTCCTCTGGGATTCCTATTGGTTCAACAAAAAATATACCTGCTCTTGCTACAGTTTTCCACTTACCCACATCAACAAATCCCAACCCTCTCAACGCACATTCTAGTTTGAGAGAGTAGCATCCGTCGATTAGTTTCATTTAAAAACACCAGTTATCGTCTTTGTAAATGTAACAGGGAACTCCGTGTTCGTTGTACTCATTCGGTGAGAAGTATGGTCCTCTTCGCCAACCATAGTGATGGTGGTGATGATAATCTCCGTACTCTGGTCTAGGAGCAGGACGATACCAACAGTTCCAACTTTCAAATGTCCTATCAAAAGCACAATGAGAAGGTTCTACTTCAAATTCTCCACTTTTTAATCTAGTGTGTGCTGATGCAACTTGAGGTGTAGCGATTGCTGCTACAAGCATTAAAGGAAAGAGTTTCATAATGTAACTTCATTACCGTGTTCTGTACCTATTCTACCACGAATAAACACATCATATGCAATACATAGTCGCCAGTTTGTAGACTGGTTGCGTTCTGCCCTGTGTACTAACTGTGATGGAAACATCAACAGAGTTCCAGGTTCGGGTAGTATAGAAAATTGTTTAGCAGTTGCAGGAACAAATCCTACTGTGTCTGGTTCCAATGTAGGAACAAAACAGTTCTGATAATGTGCTCCCTTGTTAAAGAACAACCTTCCACTGTCAGGGTTACACATTATATAGTAAACACCACTCATTACAGCGTTGGTATGTGAATGCCAATCACAACTATCTCCAGTTTTATGTGATGCTGCCCAAGATCTTACTATCTCTAGTTCATTTGTAGTCTTAATGAGTAGTGTATTATAGCACCAGTCTTCTATCTGCTTCTGTATCCTGTTATAAACAGAAGGTAGAAAGTTTAAAATATTTTTTTCTTTTGTAATACTTTTGGTTTCAAACCTATCCCACTCCATTGTATCGAGAATAGAAAGGGTGCCTTCTGGCACCCCAATATTTTCTTCAAAAACAGGAGTTGGAAATAACTCGTGCATCATAAGGGTATCAAACTATTAATCTTCCTCTGCGAGTTTCTGGAAGAAACTTAACGCATCGTCCTCCTCTTCTTTAGCAGCAGGAGTTGTCGCAGACGCAACAGTTTTAGTCGCTGAGAATGATTCAACCTCTTCCTTCCAGTTTGTATTTGGAACAGGGGTTTCTGTGATACTTGGTGCGTGATCGTATTTGTCTGTGTCGAATGACTTTGGTTGAACTGCTTGTCCAAGAACTGCCTTAAGACGTTCATCCAACTGGTCGTAACTTTTGAAATTAGATTCATCAGTAAACTCCTCAAGGGAATAACTGCTGTTATAAATCTCTTCCAACTTAGAATCGTCAAAGTTACCTAGAGTTGATGCTGCATTGAATGATGAGTCATCGTAGTTCCAGTAACCTGCGACCTGCTTGATCTTTAATTTAAAGTCTGCACCTTTCCAAAGATCGAATGGGTTGATCGCGGGTTGTGGATCGTAGTCGTTCTCGTCTGGTTGCATACGTGCTGTAAGTTTATCAAAGATACGCTTACCAAACTTGTATAGAAAGACCTGTCCTTCGTTCTCTGGGTTTAGAGGGTCTTTGATAACATAGATGTTAGCAAAATAGGAAAGTTTTCTTTTTTGTTTACGTGCTATGTCCTTGTCTGCTTCTCTTCCACTATTCCATAGACCAGAATTGTGTGCACAAATAGGACATTTTTCACCTTTGGTTGTAGGACAGTTTTCAATTAACCATCCACCAGGACCTTGAAATGCGTGACTCCAAACCTGTGCCCAAGGTAGATCGCTTGCGTTCTTTTGTGGAACGAAACGAATAATAGCAAAACCATTACCTGACTTATCAACTCCTGGTTTCCATAAACGGTCGTCAGATTGTTTACCGTTGCTGTTCATTTTGTTGATCTCTTTTGTTAGATCAGCAAACTTACCAGAAGATTTTTTTAAACTTGCGAATGACATAATTAGTCTGTTGTTTGTGTGTTGTGTAAAATATACTACCCTATAGGGTAACATAACTATTTAGTTGCGTCAAGTTCCCTTCTCCACGAGTGTAAGCGTTTCTCCATATCTTCTAAGACTTCTTGAATTTGCTTGCCACCACTATAGATTTGAGTCATTTGGTCTATGCGAATCTTGACCTCCGCTGCTTCTTCATCCTCCAATGCCATCAAACATAGTCTACCATAAAAGATCTTTTGTTTAGCAATTAGTTCTAAAGTTTTAACGATGTGTAACTTCTTATCTTCCTTCTTCATTAAAGGAAATCTAACTGACAAATCATACAAATCTTTATAGAGTTGTTGCATATTCTCCAACTCTTCTTTAATTACTTCTGATTCATAGAATGGGTTGGTCATAATGGTAACACTCCTCTGCTAGTTTTCTTTACGTAATTTAATTGCTGTGCATTATATTTAATCTTATCCTTGAGTGGACGAGAAATTAATTTGTTTACAGTTTCAATCTCGATGTCATATTCATCGCAGACAACTACAACTGCATCAATATAATTGGTAAGTCCATTGCTATTTTTAACAACATCCTCTACCATTCCTGAGAATTTCGCTTGTGTCATAAATTTGTCTTTAAATTCTTTCATTTGATTGTAGACATAAAGTCATCGATGTATGATCTGAGAAGGTCATAGTAGTGATCTGGATTCTTTTCAAAGACTTGAACAGTTCCATCTTCTACTGCTACGATCGTGACTATTTTATTGATGGGAACACCACATCTTTCATAATACATAACTGCGTAAGCAGTTTCTTGAACAAAGTAATTCTCAATCCATATTTCTTTCTTAGGTTTAGTTGATGTCTTAAAGTCAATGACAGATAGTTCTCCATCAAACTCTGCTATGCAGTCAACGCGACCAGAAATGCGAAGATAATCACTGAAGAGACAACTCTCCAAAAGGTGTATGTTATTGATCCTATTAAGTTCCTCACGGGAGGACTGAAAAAGATAAGTAGCAAGAGGATTAGTTTCATCGAAAGATACTTCTTCGTTCTTCAAATAACATTCTACCATAGAATGAAACTTATTGCCACGTGATGCAGCAGCAGTTGAAATTTTTGTTGCTTGCTTTTCACCGACACGTTTCCTCCATTTAATAATAGAATCCTTCTTACGATGACTTGTGATAGTCGTGATAGAAGGATACCATTTGTTTTCTGCAACTTCATAGAGTCTTAAACCAGACTTCTTTGTCACAGAATTTATTTCATAGATAGGTTTCGGAGGACCTACAGTTTTAAATACAGTTTTAGAGACCAAGATTCACCTTTGATATTAAGTATTCTCTTACGAGACCTGACCTAACAATGTCATCAATACCAAATTCAACCGTATCAAACGATGGCATTGTTTGCAAGATCTTCATAAAGTCTAGGACTCCATTACGTTCATTGCTCTTAATTAAATCAGATTGTGTGTAGTCTCCTGAGAAAATGATCTTAGAGTTCTGACCCACACGAGTTATTATACTATCTAATTCGTGAAAGTTCAAGTTACTAAACTCATCTACTATGATGACACAATTATCTAATGTGGTTCCTCTGATAAAAGAGGTAGACCAAAATGATATTGTCTCTTGTGATCTTAAGTTATCATATAACATTTCAAATGCAGCATCATCAGGCATCTGAAACATATACTTTACCATATTTTTATATGGTATTTGGTATAGATTTGATTTGTCCTCGTGATCTCCAGGAAGGAAACCAATCTCTCTTGTAGGGACGAGAGACCTTACCATATATACTTTTTCATATGGACTTGTAGGTTCTAATACTTCCTTGAGTGCAAGGTACAAACTAATAAAAGTTTTACCAGTACCCGCAGCACCGTGTAAAACTAAATTCTTTCCTTCAGCATAAGACTTGAAGACTATTTCTTGGTTGTCCCCAATGGGTTCGATCACCTTGAGGTGATCCATATTAATAGGTTTCTTTCTTCTCATAAATTTAGCACTTCTGCTGTTGTTTTGAGAGGTTGTCTTTCGCTTTTTGACAGGCATAATTAAGTGTAGTTAGACAAGTTTGCAGCGGGGTGTTCTGATTGAATCTTCTGCATCACTTCTTTAAATCCATCAGATTGTTTTGGTTTACCATACATTGTTGCAGGTGCTTGATTACCAAAATACCTTTCCATCTCTGGGTGCTCGTCTTTGTATTTATCGAGTTCTGCCATAGACATCTTTAACTCGATAATCTCTCCAGTTTCTTTGTTTTTGAAATCGTATGAGGGCATTAATGTTTACGTAGTTGTTTAGTTTTGTGTCTGATGTATCTGACTTGAACATTAATTAAGTTAAGTCGTGCTCTAATTATAGCATACTTTAATTCTAGTTTCACGTATTCTATAATTTTATAGAACGGATCAAACCCATCGGTGATAGCGATGAGCATTACAACTAATAAAAAAGTATAGAGTGTGTACATTAGTCTATTCTAAGACAGGGTTGAAGGTCTCGCCAGTAATCGTCTTCGGGACAATCACAATCTTGTTGACACCACCCTAATGCTTTAGAAATGGTAGGAAAGTTACAAACAAAATGGTCTTTGCATAACTGTGCAATGTCCATATGCTCTTTCTGTGTACCGTGTCCAGTTCGTAGTTCGATATAGTGTATCCAAGAACGAAGTGAACCTGTCATATAGATACGAGTCGGTGTTGCCAATGGCAATACAAATCTCGCACATTCTTTTGCCACACCTTTCTTTAAGAGCATAGCATATACATCTTGAGCATCTTTAAATAACTCTTCAACAATGTGATTCATCTTACGTACTTCATCAGGGTCAAGATCATCAATAGAATTTTGACGATTTTTATCATCCTGACGACGTAGATCTGGTACAGGAATCTTATCTGTCAACAGATTTGTGTCTGCATATCTTTGAGAAAATTCCTGATAAGTAAATGAACGATGCCTTAATATTTGTGCAGCGATTGCTCTTGTTGTATTAATTTCAAGAGTCATTGTTGCTTGCTCAAACACAGACCAGTGACCGTGCTTAATACAATACTCTAATAGTTTTTCAACTTTAGGATTGTCTTGGTTATTAGGATTAGATACTCTTGCGATGTATCCTATTGTCTTCTCAGCATCAGGTGTTGTGCTTACTAAGCAAACTGATGCGTGAGATAAGGGTTTCATTGTACTTGTCATTGACGAAAACATCTAGCGATTATAAGGATAGCAAATGATTGGATGTAATTTATAGTTGCCAATCCAAACAGAGTTGGAGCAACAAAGTTCCACGCAAACATTAGAACTAGAGGTGTCAAAAATACTGTGCCAATAAATTCACCAACTTGTTCTGGTGTTACTGTAACCTTAGTATCCTTTGGAGGTTCTTCCTCTGGTTTTTTAGGTTCCTGTATCTTATTGACGGTGTAAATCGTCATCTTCTTTTTCTTTTGTTTTTGGTCTCCCTCTTTTCTGCTTCCTGTTGGTTTTTCCATAATTTAGGGTTGACTATACCTTGTGATTGTCTGAACCATTTGAAGTCCTTCTTATACTTATCATAATAATAGTCAAACATCTCCACTTGAGACTGCGGTATGGCAATATCATAACATTCCTGCCCATTTTCTATGTAATGAACAAGATATGCTGTGTATGGTAATGTTTTGTCGTTAGCATCAGCAACCTGACACTTCTCTTTTAGGACGTTCAATGTATTCAACTCCGATTACCCCACTGAATTGTAGGGAATGCTTCTTGGACAACTGCTTTAGTAATTCTATAGCGTTTGCCAAGTAGTTTGTCTTTTACAAGGCATAAAACCTTTGCTTCATCTTCGTGTAACCCTTCTAACATTTGGATAAACATATTCTCTTTCTTCATAGAAGGAAGATTGTCTGCTCCACCCTTAATAAAGTAGTAGAATTTACGTGCTTCTTTCTCAAGAAGTGTATGTTCTGTACCCATAGGTGCAGGGTTTGGTCTGTAAGGTACATCACCTTCTGGTAATGCTGAAACTACAGAGTCATCGTAGTTCCATATGAATAGAGAACGTAGTGCTTGACTATTATTCTCTTGAAGGATTTTCACCTTCTGTGATTTTGTCTTTGCATTGTGTGCTTTCTGCAAAATCTCTGCAATAGTAAGTTTCATAACTTAAAAATAGTTTACTGCTGACACTAGGTCATTCAATTCATTCTCTTCAAAGTAAGAAGAGAGGTCGCTCCTGTTAGCAGGAACTAAGGATTCATATGTATCTATAATCTTTTCACTTACGTCTTTTGGAATATACTCAAAGTCAATTAGTTTACGATTACGTTCATACTGATCCATAAGTTCTGGTGTAGTACAGAAGTCTTCTGGACTTTGCGTAGACCACTTTGCAATTAATACTTTGCGTAATGGTTTCTGTCTGCGTCCTTCAACCAAGCAACTATCATCAGATAAGAAGTTTGGAATACCATCAGATCTATCACCCTTAAGGATGTGCTCTGAGATATACAGTTTAGGGTCTAGTCCTTCTACCCATTTCTTAAGACAAGGATTGTATTGATCTACATATCCATATCTTTTAAGTTGAATGAAGTCTTTATCTCCAGAGAGTATTAAAGTCTTCACTGGTGGTTGCATATTGTTTTGCAATCTTATGTTTGCAAGACCTTGTTGTTTACAGAGAACAGCGATGATGTCATCTGCTTCTGCACCCTCAACCTCTACAACTTTGTACGGTAAATGTTTTAAGAACTCTGCCTTAAGTTTATTAAGGAGTTCAAAAATATTATCCCAGTTATGTTTAGACTTTTCTCTGTCACGTTTACGTGTACCCTTATAGTGAGGGAACTCATCACGTCTCCAGTAATGTCTGTTGTCATAACAGAGAACAAATTCTCCGTACTTTTTCTTAAACTCTGACCTATAGTTAAGCAGAGAATTAAGAACCATATGTCGGACTAAACCTTCTTGTAACTTCTCAGTCTGTGAAAGCGAAACCATAAGGTTTGCTATCATCACCTGATTCATATCTACAAGAATCATTTTTAGTCATCATCTTCGTCATCTATTATATCATTTTCTTCATTCAAACGCAAGTACAGTAGTTCTTCGGGGTCTACTCTGCCATCATCAGTCAGCATTTCTGGGTGAATAACTGCTTTTGCATACGCTGCACTCTCAAGATAAGTGTCAACATAATCTTTTACATACCAAGCAATAACAGCACCCATCAGGAACGCTCCTATGATTAATGATGCAAAAATAACCGCTTGTTCTGCCATAGGAAACTCCTTGTAATTAAAATTATTTAGACTTTTTTTTGCGTCCAGGTCTACGAGTTTGCTCGTACTTCCACGCATCTTCTAATAGAGCATACAGATACTTGTGTATCTTTCTTGCTTGTGGTTTAGGGATATGTCCAAAGGATTCTCTTAGGTATGGATCACCACCCTTAATGTACCCTTCTAATTCCAAACACATCTCTGAAACGCTTGCTGCTGTGCTGCTCTCGATGAACTCTGTTACTTCTCTTCGAGTGAATTTCTGTGCTTCTAGTAGAGGGTAGACCTTCATTAAGAATCTACCTTCACCCATTGCAGCATCCATTGCCCTCTCAACTAGAGAACAAAGTTCATCAACTTTGTTCTGTTGGTTTATCATTGTAGTCAAATAATACCTCTTGATTTAAAATGTGAGATTGATTCATTGCAACCACCTGTTTTCTGTCCGTCTACGACTAACTGTGGGAAGGTGGACCCACTACCAAACTCTTGATAGAACTGGTCACGTGTGAAGTTTTCGTTGAGTATGTACTCACGATAACTCCAACCTTTTAAATTGTAAAACTCTTTAATCTTTGAACAGTAAGGACAACCTGGTCTGGTATAGATTGTTGTATTGTTTGGTTTCATTAGTTAAGGTGAACGTTGAATGCGATTGAATAACGAGAAAGATCTGTGTTGTTCTTTTCCGTAGCGTGTTCTAACCACGATGGAAATAGTATAACAGATTCTGGAGTGGGGTCAAAGTAAATACCTTCCTCAGTTCCAAACATACACATCTTAGCATATGGATTTGGATTGTAAAATAGTATTCCTCCCATCTCAGGTGTGGTTCGATGATAATATACACCAGATACCTGATGACCTGCGTGTGTATGTCTTTGTTGTGACTTACCTTTACCTACTACATTGATCCACGATTGTGAGATAGTCCAAGATCCTCTCAATGGTTCTATGTATGCTGAGGCACTATCTGGAACAGGTAATTTTTGTGAACCCACATATTTTTCTATTGCTTCACCTAGAAATGACTCAAGGTTTGGCATAGGATGTTTCTTAAACATCTGTAATAAATGTTGCTTCGCGTGAGTACCGTGTAAAGTTTCTTGCAAAGCATAAGGAGACAGATATGAACTGTCAGACCAGTCACCTGTCTCCTCTAAGTATTTGATTGTATTGTCTATCTCCTCTACTATCTTAGCGTCACTATGTTGTGATGGAAATATCTCAGTTGGGAATAGTTGCATTACTAAGTTCTTCAATTC